ACATCATTGCTTCCTGGTGGCACAATTTCAGCAAAACTCGGAACTGCATCAGATGTCGTTTCAGTTCCTTTAAGTGGTTCTTATTCAAACGTAGTTTAGTGGGTGGAGGAAAATGAAGGTGTGAAGGAAAACGAAGTTTTCCGATTATATTAGCGTCTACATTTACATCCATAATAAAAAATATTTACAATTTTACAAAATATACTATAGTTTTTATGTTTTTATGTTTTTATGTTTTTATGTTTTTATGTTTTTATGTTTTTATGTTTTTATGTTTTTATGTTTTTATGTTTTTATGTTTTTTATAAAAACATGATAACAAATTATTGTATCATGATTTAGATTTCTGTAGTAGTAGAAATAGAAGTAGAAGTAGTAATAGTAGAATCATCTACTGCAACAAGTATTGTTTTTTTACTTGCAACAGGTACGCGTTTTTTTATAGCAATAATAACGGGCTTACCAAAATCTACTACCAAAGGGGTAATGGATGGTTCATCTACATCAATTGTCTTGCGATGATTATTCGCAGGAGGAGGAGGAGAACTATCTGGAGTAGTAGGTACAAAGGTCTTCTGTTCAACCTTCTCAACATTCTCAATCTGCTGGTTGAATCGAGGATCTTGTTTACGTTCATATTTATATTTATTTGGTTGTTGTTGTTTATTTTTATCATTTTTATCATTTTTATCATTATTATTATTATTATTATATTTACTCACTGGTTTAGGTCCTCCAGTAGGTTTTTGCTCAGAAGAACGATTACTAACACTATTATTGCTCTCATTTCTCATTTTCATTTTGGAAATAGCATCAACGTCCTTATCGTTATCGTCATTGAAATCGATAGACGGCTTAGTAGCGGGCCTTACAGCGGGTCTAACCGCAGTACTAGCATTAGCACTAGTGCTAGCGCATCTATTTGCGCTCACTTTCCAAAACCAAGGGTCATCATAAATGATCTTGATATCCTTACCTGTTAACAAGCGCTCCCGCGCTCTAATCGCATCGCTAGTGGAACTCCATCGTCGGAAATGGATAAACACTCGCTGGAACTTTTCTCCCTTTTCAGATGTCCTTGGAACCATATCAATATGATCAATCTCACCGAGCCCCAACTCTTGTATCGTATCCAACACACGTTTTTTGGTCATGTTTTCGAATACACGAGGAATACACAAACTGGGGACATTGATCGGCAATGTTGATAAATTGATGACGGAACCGACACTGGCACAGGAATTCATTGCTTTGGAGGAAGACGCAGACGAAGTCGAAGTCTTGCTATTATATTCCGTAGACGAAGTCGAAGGAATTGACATATTTTATTAATTTTATTAAACTTAAAGCTAAACTTGAAACAATTCTGCATTATATAAATAAGTTAAAAAGCATTTCAATTTTTTACAAAATGTGTAAAAAAAAGAATGAACTAAAAATAAAACAACAACAAAACCAAAACAAACATGAAGTGGCGAAGCGAGTCGATGTTTTCCGATTATATTCAGTAGCTTTAGCGAAGGAATATAAAAAAATAATAATATAATAAAATATAACACACGCAACTATGAAAATAGGCATTTTAATACCATCCACATCACATGGTCGTCAATGGACATCATACAAAGAATCGTATTTGTTCAATCTAACTTTGAAAACATTTTTAATAACATACGACAAAGAACACTCATATACTTTTTATATTGGTATTGATAGAGGTGATAAAATATTAGACAATGAAAACGAAATAGCACAAATAAAACGTTTTATCAGTATTATGAAAAACGTGGAAATAGAATTTATGTATATGGATAATATACCAAAAGGACACTTGACGATCATGTGGAATAGATTATTCCAAAAAGCATACGACGATAATTGCGAGTATTTCTTTCAATGTGGTGACGATATAGATTTCAAAACACTAGGTTGGGTAAATGCGTGTATACAAACGCTACAAAAAGCAAATAATATCGGTATGGTAGGTCCAGTGAATAATAATAATTTCATATTAACACAATCTTTTGTATCGAGAAAGCATATGGAATTATTCGGGTATTATTTCCCGGAAGAAATAATAAATTGGTACTGCGATGATTGGATTAATGGGGTATATAAAGGGATAAATAAATTGTTTGTTCTACAAAATCACATGTGTGGAAACATGGGAGGACCACCACGATATGAAATCAACAATGATCCCACATTCGTTTTAAATTTCAATGAAAATAGGAGAATATACCAAGATAGATGTAGTGAAATAGTAAAGCGAGATTTGCTGAAAATAAAGGAGCGTGGGAAAACGTAGACTTTACGAAGTTATCGAAGCGAGTCGAAGTTTCCCGTTTATATTCATTTTAGGTCGCTGCAATATGCATGTATTTTATTTTTCCAATATTCTAAGGTTAGTTTTTCATAATTAAATGTACGAGTTTTATATAGTTCAATAGTAGTTTTTAATAAGTCTAATGTAACATCACTCCAATTATTTACAATAAGAACAGGTAAATCCTGATATAAAACATCGATTTTAGATGTTTTTACTATGGGAATACAACCTAATACTAATGCCTCCCATGTTCTATGACAATCAAATCCTCCTCCATGAGGACTAATAACAAATGCATATTCTTTTTGTATATTCCATGTATAAAATCTAATAATTTTATTTGGTTCATAATAAACAAGCTCTTTATTTATATTATTTAAAGCATCTACTCTATCATATCCGTATTTTGTGGTCATTAAAAAATGAAAATTAGCATAACATTTTGGTGGTCTTTCCCAAAAGGGTTTTGATTTTTTAATAATGCTTTGAAGAAGTATTTCTTGGTCTTGGGTTGATGTAATTACTCCCCAGATATCATTACCTGTCATAGTATGATAATCTAATCCTATTGGCATAGAAGTAATTTTTGAATGTTGAATAATCATATTTTGACAAAACCAATGAATTAATTTATGATTATTTATAAAATTGTTTAATTCTGTAATATTTTGGAATATATCATATGGTATAGTTTCATCACAATCACCACTTACTAATATAAATGAAAAATCTATATTTGGAAGTAAAACACTTATAAAATGATTTATAGCACTACTACAAATATAAATAGTTGGATTTTTATTATGTTCGCGTATAGTATCTAAATTAGGATAATTTATTAATCTTTTAATACTAGAATACGGAGTATTAGAATATAAATCACATATTTTCATTAAACCTCTACTGCTAACAAAATAATTATTAGATTCATTCGGGGGATGCGATGGAACGTTAGTGGATAAATACAACATAGACATATATTATACCATTTATGCATTTATATATTTAAATATATATTGCCCTGATTATATATATTTACAATGATGTATGATTTTTCAGTAATAGTATGTGGATGCACCAAAAATAGTGCTTCTTATATTGAAGAAAATATAACAAAATTATATGAAATGAATAATATTTTTAAAGCATTTCATTTTGTAGTATATGAAAATGACTCAAATGATAATACCAAGGATAAATTACAGCATTTCAAAAATAGCCATTCAAATTTTAATTATATTTCTGAAAGAGATGTCGATAAACATATTGATCTTGATAGACGCCTACAATTACGTCCACAATTTATCGCTCATGGACGCAACGTTTTGTTAAAATACATGAATGAAAAATACACTGAATTCGATTATATGATTATGGTCGATTTAGATAGTGTTATTAGTACATTTCGAGCGAGTCAGTTAAAATATATATTTAATAATGATTTAACGTGGGATGTATTAACAGCAAATTGTATTGGAAAATATTACGATATATGGGCGTTACGAATATATAAGGATGTTTGGGTGCCAGAAATACACAATACATTGTGGAGTACATATATTGATTATGATTGCTGGGAGAAAGCTATTATGTGTAGAAACGCACAGAAATATGTATATGATAATCAAATTACTATACCAGTGAATAAACCATTGATACCGGTATCATCATCTTTTGGGGGATTTGGTATTTATAAAATGTCAAAAATTAAAGGTTGTTTTTATAAAGCAGTAGTAGATAACAAGATTTATTGCGAGCATGTAAGTTTTCATAACGATATAAAAAATATTCATAATGCAAAAATATTTATATGTCCTCAATTTGTAGTAAATCAACAAAATGAACATGTTAGAAACTCGTGATAATTCCTTCACTAGTGTTTCTATGCTGGTTACCTGAAGGCAATCGAAGCGACAATCTATTTTCCTCCATAAAATGGATCCATTAGATTTTTAATAAAGGGGTTCAAATCTTGTGGATTTATCAAAGTATCATAGTGGAAAAAACAATCCCAAAACCATCGCTTGTTTAAGATTTCGGCATTCGTCATTTCATGATGAAACATTTGATCAATGATAGAAAATGCTGACTTCAAAAGTAAAATCTCTCTCACCAAATCTTTTTTAATATTAAATAGTTTTACCAACTGGGATTTATGATCATGATTCAATGCATTTTTATTACCTTTGGAAACCGCGTTAATATATCGAATTTCATTTTTCACATTTTTTAAGTTAGTAATTGTTTTTTTCCGATAATCGTCGATTTTTTTAATAATAGAAAATATATTTGTATTGTACATTATCGGATATCGAACACGAATAATATGTGGAATCAAAAATTGGTTTGTTTCTTTGATCTCCGCTATTTTCTTTTCAACATCTGATAACTTTTTCATCATATCCGATTCCAATTCTACTTTTTTTTTCGAATTTGTCTCTGTATCTTGCTCCATAGAGAAATCACGAAATAATAAAATAGATCCCGATGTAAAAACAACTGATGTTTGTAATTTGTCGTATTGATGAGCGGATATTTTATGCGCCTCTGATGCGGCATCCAATTTGAAATAATTAACCATGGCTAGTAAAAATGCGATGATAGCATTTACGGCGGATATTAAAGTAGCACCCCAACCATAATATTGAACAACGGACGATAACACTGTCGCAGCGGTAGAAAGTAATATAGCAGGCATCATCAATTTATTCAGTTGTTGCTCAGAGTAATTTTTAGCTTCCATATAAATGATTTTTTGACCCTTTAAATAGCTAGCTAAAATGTCCAGCGCGGAAGAATATTTGTGATTGATATCAGAGTAGTATTTATCAATACTTTTTTCTACTTGTCTATAATTGAGTTTTTTAAATATAATTTTATGACTATGATTAGTACCAGTACCAATACCATGATTAGGATTAGGATCACTACCATTACCATTACTAGAATCATCACTATATGTATCACTTAAATCACTTGCACTTTCAGCAAAATAATTTTCATCTCCAACACTAATACTATTGTTGCTATTATTATAGTTATTATAGTTATTATAGTTATTGTAGTTATTGTAGTTATTATTGCCATTATTATGTCTATAATTATTACGTAATTTTGCGTGTTTATTATTTTTTAAATTGTTGAACGCATTACTTAGAAGAGTGATAATATTGTCATCTTCTAGGGCGATACCAGAACCTTCAATTAAATCAGCAGTAGCATTCACATTATGTTCCAAATCATTTTCCAAAACGTGTAATTGAATCTCGTTCATATTATATATTGCAGCACAAAATATTTATTTAATTATAGCAAGTTATAATATAATGACTACTATGAAAACTAGAAAAAACGTACCTTGGAAGCATTGGAAACAACAAAAACCGAGCGTGCATCAGAAAACATTGATGCTTAAAAGATGTGGTAAAAAATGTTTTTTGGGATCAAAAAAATCATTTCCCATTTGCAAAAAAAACACATGCACTATTAGCAAAAAAGGAGTGTATGCTGCATACATTAGAGCGCGCCAATATAGAACAAAAGGACGAAAGTATCAATCTATCGCAACACGAGCAAAACGAATGATAAGGAAACTATAAACAAAAAAACATAAAATTGAAATAGATTACAATTATATATTTAGAATTATAATCTATGAATAAAATAAGCTAATAAATCAGCAATGATGACCATTATGTATCCAAATTATGAAAATTATGAGCAATATCCAAAATATGAGCAACATGACCATGATCAAAATGACTGGGGATTCTTTATAAATTTGGATGATTTATATGATGATCAACTATCACAAAATAATAAATATATTGACAACTACAAAAAACAACAAAAACGAATAAATTATATGTCTTCCATTAAAGAGATAGATAGAAACGTAGACATAGACATGGTAGATGATGATGAATTTGGTTGGTATGTTCCAGATAAACGACCAAATAAACATGAACAAATAGATATGGATATTAGGACAACCGCTAAAAGAACAAAAATAAACTTCAATATTGAATACGATTATGATATGGGATGCAACGGAGTCATTGCTCAACAACGTGAGCGATGCGTAGTTGCAGACCCAGAATACTTCACTAGCGTTCCGTATTCTGACAATAACGCGTTTATGAAAAGCTGTCTAAATACATGTATAGTGTTGGGAATATCAATAGGATGTTCTATATTTATTGTGTTGTTTTAAAGCAAATTTATTGCTAATTTGTGCTGCGATCCGTAGACACTACGAACTCCTTCGTCTAACGCCATCACTGCGCAAGGAGTTCAATCGTTCACCACATTTCATAGTGCCTCCGGATACGACTGACATTAAAATTTTACGATTATATTGGAGCTGGAGAAAATGTATAAGAAGTACTTGTACTACTTTTTATTAAAGTATCTTTATACTGGGAATAAACATTAACAATAATATTATCTGCGGATGATACATCAGAAATGGAACAACTGGTTGAACTTGTTGTTATACTATTTTCATAAAAACCCGGTTGCGTAGCATCTGTTGTATAATGAATATAATATTGTATATTACTAGATGGCGTAGATGGAGATGCTGTCCAATATATAGATAGTTCCGAATTACTTGGGTTAAATGGATCATAATTCCACCCTCCATTTAAATCTGTAGGTGGGTCTGGATAAGTTATAGTAGCCATAGGCGTTGCAAAAACATCGACAAAAGAAGAGCTAGTATCATATAAACCATTTATAGAAGATACTCTAAAATAATATAGTGTACCATTGATTAATCCTGTAATATTCTTAGAGGTATCATTTGATGAACTATCTATTACACCATTCAAAAAAGTCTCATCAGTAGAATAGTTAATTCCATAATATATATCACTAGAAATCGCGGGAGAATTCCATGATAGCATTATAGAGCTATCACTAGGAACAGCTGTTAAATTAGTAGGCGTAGCTGGTAGAGTACTAGCTGAAATGTCAATACAATATACACCAGTAACATTGTTAGTAGATACTGCGGCTACTCGGAAATAATATTGTGTATTACTTGATAGACCTGTGACATTTACAGAGGCACTATAATAACTACCAATAACACTACCAAAAATAATATAACCATGAATATATATAGAGACTATAGGATCATGGATAAAAATACTCCAGTTTGAATTGTCGGTACTATATTGAACACTATAATCACTAATGCCAATATTATTGTTAGGTGATTTCCATGATAGATTTACAGAGCTATTATTCGTACTATTGCTATGTAACGATGTAGGAGCAGTCATTAATGTTGTTATTGCAGTAGGTGTAGAATATGCTCCTGTACCAAGAATATTTACTGATGCTATTTTAAAATAATATGTTGTGTAGGGTGTTAAACCCGAAATATTGGTTGAATAAATTGGCGATGATGCATTGTTTGAAATATCAATTCCTGAAACGTCTGTAGTCAATGTACTATCAGTACTATATTGAATGATATAACTTGTAATCGCACTACCACCTGTATTTATATGTGGATCCCATGAAACATGGACCTGTGTATCACCCGTATAGCTATTTAATGATAGATCTATAGTAGGTGAACCAGGAGGAATAGAAAAAGTTTTTGTATAAGTTTGGGGAAACCTATAGATGTTCATATATATACTATTTTCGGAATATACTCTAAAATAATATGTAGTATTAGGAATTAAACTCAAAATATTCATGGAGGTATTACTTGTTTGAATAGATATTATACCACTCGTAAAAGACGTATCAGTAGTATAATTAATTATATATGATACACCATTATTATTTGAAGGTGGAGTCCATGATAGCAGAACAGAATCGCCACTAGGAACAGCTGTTAAATTAGTAGGTGGATCTGGTATATTAGCTAATGTTATTGTTATTCCATCACTTGGAATACTTGAACCCCCTATGTTATTTGCAGATATAGTAAAGTTATAAGTATGTCCATTTGTTAATTCTGTAATATTATACGATGTATTTGGACCTGATACCCCCTCAGAAAATTTCGGAGATTGAATTGTATTATCAGTATAATAAATAGTATAATTAGAAATAGCAGCCCCTCCATCTCTACTAGGAGGGGACCATTCTAATAATACTGACTGATCACTAGTAGTACCATTAACTATAGTAGGAGAATCTGGAATAGTATATGGGTAGAAACCTCCAGTTCTATCATAATTAATACTCACTCCTACAACATTTTGAGAATATAATCTAAAATAATATGTTGTACCATTTGTTAAACCTGTAATTGTTGCTGTAGTAGATATACCATCAACTGAATAGGTACTATGACTGATCCAATTAATATCATTAGTGCTAGCTTTACTACTAATATCAACATCACTGCTCTTATAATAGATAATATACCCAGTAATAGGACTTCCACCATCATCTGCCGGTGCTGTCCACGTTAAACGAATGCTACTATCAAGTGCGTCTAGATATGTATTTGTAGGTTTACTTGGTAAAGATGCTACTGCTGTGGTTGTAGCAGATACTACTTCAGAAAATGCTACTTTCCCTCCCTCTGCTAATGATCCAACTGCTTCTACCTTAAAATAATACGTTGTACCATTTAACAATCCACTTACCGGATACATAGATGTAGATGCATTGCCTGATGATATATTAATGATAGTCCAACCATCATAACCATCATAAGCAGCAGCATTATCCGAGCTATAATATATTATATAATCTGTTATAGGAATATTATTATCATTAGTCATAGGAGAGTTCCATGATAATGTAACTGATCTAAGGCCTCCAGATGCGTCCAATTCTATAGGTGGTCCTAATATAGAAGAAATACTAGGTAAAGTCATATATTTTGTAAAATTAGTAATTCCACAAGGAGTATTTCCAAAGAGCTGTCCATCCGGATCAATCAGATAATGCTCATAAAATGGCACATTCGAGGAATCAATAGCGGTAGGTGTAATACATGCGTCTCCAGAAACATCACATATTACTGCTACACCACTAAGATCAGACTGAGTATATAATCCAGCGATTAGATTTGATTCATTAATTAATGACGTTCCGATACCGAAAGCATAGCTGTTTAATAATCGCCCTTTATTAAATAATAGCAATTCAGATTGACTAAATTTTTTTTTACAATTAGATTTTTTAAGATCTCTACAATAGGCTAATTTTGCAATTTTATTCTGTATATAATCGCTGGCATAATCAGATTGTGTAATATTACCAAATGTGGGTTTTGCAGGAATAGGGCTAAATGCATGCGCCATATGGTATATATAATATAATCCGTAAATAAATAAAAAATTGATTACAAATAAGAAATCATAACAGATGCTATAATAATAATAATAATAGACAATGAGCGCCAATAAAAGAACCAATTATATATGTAATTTGTGGAAATGTATATCTAATTTAATAGTACGTTCTAATAATACCAATCATTATTCAGACAATACCAATACACAATCCAATACTCAAACCAATACACAAACAGACAACCATAGTATTCCACAACCAACTCAGTTAACCATTCCCCTCCCCACTATTGAATGGAAAGATACCCAAGCATTTATTCCACCTATTTGTGAAGGACAAGTAATAAAAGTATATGACGGCGATACGATTACGATTGCGGCTAAACTACCATATAACGATTCGCTTCTTTACCGATTTTCAATCCGCTTAAATGGTATCGATAGTCCAGAAATAAAGGGACATTCGGAAGATGAAAAAACTGCAGCACAAGTATCAAAACGTGCATTGGAAAATTTAATACTACATAAATATGTAGTATTAAAAAATAAATCAACTGAAAAATATGGAAGAATATTAGCAGACGTGTATATAGTATATGAAAAAAATGATAAACTTCACCTGAATAAATGGATGTTAGATAATAGATATGCTGTGGAATATGATGGAGGAACAAAAAAGGCACCAAAATCATGGTTAAAATATCAAAAAACAGGATCAAAAAATTAGGACAACCAACTAAGCAACTAACTAATACTACAAATCATAAACAGACTGGAATGTCAAACAAAAAGAATAATCCATATTATTCAAATCAATAACTCGACCATATTCGTCTAATAGTTGTATATTCATTTTTTGTATATCAACGGGTCCAAAATATTGTCGAGTCGTTGTGATAAGCGACAAATTATTCTGCGACAATATATTAAAAGTACCATCTTGCATCGAGATGCGGGCTAAAATATTTTTATTTAAAATAGATGCATTAAAAGCACTATAAAATCCGTTATTCACGTTATTATTATAATCATCAATCGCTAAATAAATATATCTGGAACCCGTTAAATCCACCAAACCTTCAGAAACATATGAATAATTATTCTTATAAATACCCTGTCTAAAACCCATCATCCAACCAAATTTCAAAGGTAATGGCGTAGCATGATCAGGATTACCATATCTATCTGTTTGGAAATTCAATGAAAAGGGGAAAATAGGCATAGGGCCATCTGCGGCTAAAGCAGCCTCATTTAGACCAACTATCATTTGACCACTACCAGAATCATCATCCTCAATATTAATGGTAAAATATAATTTGTTAAATGAGGGATTACCAGATAACGGACCATTTGTACCACTAACATAATTATTTAAATAACTTTTAAGAGCGGCAGGAGAGTAATTTCCATCAGGTATAGAAATAATTTCGCTGCTAAGGTCAATAGTTATACTGAAAAAATTATTACCCATTTGTTTCGATATTGCATAAAATGTAGTGGGCATTTCAAAGGCAGATAACTGCATAGACATTACATCCGAAAATTTTATAGGAAGACTGAAATTAAAATCGGTACTTCGAGTAGCATAATAATTCTCTCTGAATCGTGTATCAATGTTCAAATTTTGCTTTAATACTCTTTTTTTTAGAGGATTAATAGTACCTGGGTAAAACTCACTAGGAAATGACTGCCCGTATGGTGTAGTAGGTTTTTCAATAATGAAAGTACTACCAGCATCGGTAACAGGAGATTGTTTTAATGAAAGATCTGAATTATAAACACGAGATGAAATAGCCGAAATAGTAGTCTTCAAGTCAGTAAGTAGAATCACTTTGGCGGCATTTAAAAAATTTAATGTGCTGGCTCTAGTAGAATCGTTTATAGATTTATCATTAAAAATACTTTCTCTTAATTTCGTTTCTTTCATTTCAACGATAGAACTAGTGTAATTGGGTGGTAATTCAAATAACTCCTCTAATTCTCCCTTTTTATAATTTTCAATATTCAAATCAAAATTGCTCATCTAACTATCTATTCTATGTAAATATATAATTTATGTTCATTTTATCTTACATTTTCATACAAAAAAAGATTAAGATAGTTAATCTTTTTTTTGTTTTGTTTTGTTTTTATAGGTTATTTTTTTGTTTTGTTTTGTTTTTATAGGTTATTTTTTTTGTTTATTGTTTATTGTTTTTCTAGGTTATATTTTTATTGTTTTTGTTACCTTTTATAAATCTTGTGACTGCAGCTGTTCCTGGTCCCGAAACTGCAAGTCCTGCTCTTGTACAAGCCCTTGCATCATGTACATCATATATTGTGAGCAGTTGAGTTGCTCCATAAGAATATTGACTTGGTTTTGAAGTCTAGAAATCGTTTCGCTCTGTTGGTATGCAAAGCATTCATCGTGATCTGATTCATCGCGAAGTTGATTGTTCATAGCTTCGAGGTGTTGAACATAATCATCACTGACCAAATTGGTAACATGAGAAGGTGTAGAAGTTGGTGTCGATTTCAACTTTTCCATCAATTTCTTACCAAGAACATTAGTATTAGTATTCGATGGTTTATTCAACTTATCCATCAATTTCTTACCTAGAGCATTAGTATTAGCGCGTTGTAATTCTTGTTTCTTGATGATAGTAGCCATAGTAGGAGCAGTAGGAGTAGGAGTAGTAGCAGGAGCAGGAGCAGGAGCAGGAGCAGGAGCAGGAGCAGAATCACTCAAGTCTAATCGAGTCTTACGCGCGACAGACTCGTGTTTTTCAGTTGAGTTCTTCAAGACTATCCAAAACCAGGGATCATCGTAAACAAGTTTGGCTTGTTGATTGGGATTGACAACTCGTTCCTGAAAGTTGGCAGCAGTCGAGTTTTGGTACCAGAACGCAAAATGGACATAGGCGCTATTGTAGACCTGTCCATTTTTATCCATTTTGCTGACAAGATCGATATGAGAAACCTGACCAATGTCATTATCTTGGAATGCCGTCGTAATGCGTTCAGTACTAATATTCGAAAACACATGAGGAATGAATAAACTCATATTGGTAATCGATTGATTGATTGCTTGATTGATTGGCTGAGACATGTTATTATTATTTTACTTTAAATCTTAGAGATCGTGCGAGACAATTATGTCTTATTTTAAAAGTAGAAAAAGCATTTCAATTTTTTTATAAATTGGTCAAAATACATTTTACTAAAAAACTCTATCACTAACATTCCGTTTTCTGGATTAAGCTCAGTAACGTTAGTGAAGGAGCTTAAATGTTTCATCTATTATTTCTGGATAATCATTTGATAATAAATCGGTTAGTTTATATTTTTTGTACCATATATTATTTTGAATTTTATTCAAGCAATTTTCAATAGAAACTATTCTATAATGATAGCATAATAAATATCCTTCTTTTATATCTTTTTCCCTTAAATTTTCATAAAAAGGTGTATAATTTGATGTTGTGTTTTTTACACTTTCAACTATTTTTATATTATTACAATTTGGATTTATAGGTAAATGATCAAATATATCATCAAAAAATTCTGGTTTAAAAATACATTTACATTCTATTTCGTTATATCTACATCTAAATTTGGGATCATTACATATTGTATTTATATGTTTGTTATCGTGGTTCCATCTATAAATATTTGTTTTTAATAATGATTCGGGACTCTTTTTAATTGAATTACAAGACATCATGACCCATGGTATTTTTATACACATACAATCATTAAATGTAGTTTCTAATTCTTCCTTTATTGTGTTATTCGAATTTTTTTTAGTGATTATATATTCATCCATATCAATATAAATTATCCATTTATAATCATTCTTAATATATTTATACAATTTATTTACTCTACCAGATTTATGAGGATCTTCTGAAATATTACTGAATAAAATATTAACTTTTTTATTATTTATAACATCTTTATATATTTCTTTATTAGAATTATCATCAATTATATATATATTGTCTATTCCTTGTTTTATATAATAATGTACAAATTCAAATACATAAGGCTCATCTTTACATCTTACAATTAATCCAATAAAGCTCATATATATATATTGATATATATATTGATATTTATAATATAAATATGGTTTATAACGTATATTCCTTTGGCTAGTTCCATCGCTACGTAGGGAATATAATAGGAAAACTTCGAATGCCTATACACTACGCTCATTTACATTTTCCTCCAAACAACCAAAAAACAAAAAAACAAAAAAATTGAAATGCTTTTTAAAGAATTAACAAATAACACTATTAACCCTAAAACATTCAACAAGAAAATAAGATAAGAAAATGTCAGAAGCGCCTCGTCGTCGTAATGCGTGTAGTAATTGCAGAGATCACGGACATACTATAAATAATTGTACACATTCATCAGTTCAAGCACTGATGCAGGAAATTCAGTGTGCCGCAAATTATAGTATTGGATTTGATCATATAGCATATATAGAGACATGGCTGGGAAATTTAAATGCGATACAACTACGCATATTAGCATATCAATATAATATCACTATCCGATCACCACCAGGTCAAAATCTAAATGTATTAGATAAAAGATTATTTTACATAGCACGACTGATAAATGCCACATATACATCGCAACCTCGAGCAGCTGTAGATCGCCAACATGCTCGTGATAGTTTATCAGGTGAACAAGTGATAGCCATTTTAGAAACGATTGAAATATGGACCTCTAGAAATAGAAATATGATACCTATTACGCCAATGCAAACAATATATCACCAAGGTTCTGTCATTCGCGAAAATGTACGCAGTATTGACAATCGTCGAGCTACAAACCAAAGAATAATTGATAGGGCACAAGCTGAAATAGCGATTGCGCAAGCTCGGATAAATGAATTAAATAATACTCGAACAATTTTACTGGTAGAATGGAATATAGTAGAGGAGAATTTAAATCAGTATGTCGAAAATATGAATATCGAACCGCGCAAATTCGATATTGATATGGTAGAAGATTTATCCGATGATAGTGCAAGTGCAAGTGATTGTCCAATTTGCTATGATTCACATACCCCTGAAAAATTAATCACTACAAACTGCAATCACAAATTCTGTAGCCCGTGTTTAGTTAGATCATTTGATGTATTAATTGCGACTTCATCTAAGCATCCAACGTGTGCAATGTGTCGCGAACCCATCAGCAAATTGACATTTAATAATAATTCTGTCATTTTGATGGAAATGCAAGAAAAATATTGTAAACAAAAAAGTAATGAAATAGAAGTAGAAGTGGTAGAAGTAGTAGAAGAGGTAACATGGTATATTGATACCTTACCAGACCCAGTATTAGTATAACCAAAATAAAAACAAAAAAATCAAAAATAAAAAATAAAAAATAAAAACAAAAATATATGTAAATTTGTAAATAATGTTTTTTTTTGCTCATAGCCGTTTTCTCCTAGCCAAATATCCAGCAGCGGATGTCCCGACCATACCATATGCGGTATGAGGTTTATAAATGTAACTATGATTATAAGTATAGCATAATGTATTACTGCAATTATTGTAAATAGCACTATTATTGGATTGAATCGGTAGACCTAATGTAGATAAGTGATTAGAACGCATTACTGGAGTGGCACGAACAGGCATTTATAATATTACACAATATTATAAATTTGGAGGAAAACGGAGTTGCCTAGTAGCGCGAAGACATTCGAGGTTTATTTCCCACAAGCACCGCAACTAGGTCTAGCTGTCGCAATTCTATCAATCATAGAGACATTTACGCTATTTATAAATGAACTAGGAGTAGTAGGACCATTTACGCGCAGTCCTTGATTGAGAACAGAATTAACACTACCTGATCTGTATGTAGGAGGTACGTTAGTAGTTTTAGGTGTGGTGAATAGTAATCCCATTTTTACCATAGTATATATATAATTGAGAATTTAATATTCCTTCGATTATATTCCGAAGGCACCATTACATTACATCACTTTGTAGAGGAAAACGGAGTTACCGAAGAATATAGAAATGCGTGAGAAAACTCTAAAAACTGAAATTCTCCTTAAGTAATGGCGCAATTAATAAGAAAAAGTTGTAAAGAGCATTAGCACCAGTATATTTATTCAAAAGCAAGCAATCAAGGAAAATCTTCCCATTAATGGAAATATATTCAGTGTTATTTCCAAAGCCTTCGCTAAATGACTCAAATGTTGCATCATTACATTTGCAAGGATAATAAATGAGCAATTCACCTGCATCATAAGGACTAGTACCATCACTTCCATTTTCAAATAATAGTGTAATATCACTCGAACTATTATATTGTGTAATAGTCGCCTTTGAATAACTACTAGTAGGAGTCTCTTTTGCCCAGACAGATTGCCCCATTTGAAACACATAATTAACGACAAACATGGTGGGATCAATAAATGTATGATATAATTTATATTCATTTTTATAGACATCCGTATTATCAATAGGACAATTACAATCAGCAACTATACTGGTCTTCATCGTTTTTCCTCCATAAACAGGAGCCGCACGATTAAATGGTACATCTATACCAAAATCGGGAGGAACGGGACCACGACGAATAGGACCCCGCCCCTTAATACGAGCTAAGTATCTATAATATGAGTTGTGTTTAATATCAACACCTGAACCACCAGGGGTCGTTGAACCGGGTCTCATACCTGGTTGAGTATGTCTAGTACTGCTCCCTCGAAAAATACTTCCTTGGGATGTGGAGCTATTTGTTTGGTTATGGCGGACAACTCGATCACTCATTTGATTCCAATTCACCTTATAAGGAGATGACGCAGCATTTTGATAAACATTCAAAGCCCCTAAATTCATTGAATAAAGAGAGGAAGGCACCCTTACTGTGTTTTGGATGATTTTTAAATTATGATATTGTTGAGCAGCATTAACTAAACCATAACTTTTACCTGAAGTAGACATATATTACACTGACAAAAAATAAAATAAAATAAAAATAAAATTGAATCAAAACAAACATCTATCAAACAATATCAAACATCAAACATCAAATATCAAACATCAAACATCAAATAAAACAGAAAGCAACAATAAAATGACACATTCGTGTGGTTTATGTAATAAACAATATACGAGAAAAACATCCTATGATCGACATGTCATTTTATGTGAAATATTACACCAATCAAAACGAGAAAAAAAATGTAAAGGGCAAGAGCTCAGCGATATTCCAACCCATACGCAGTTATTCTTAATCGTTCAAGAACTGGCGCTGAAAAATCAAATATTGGAGACTAAAATGATTGAGATGCAGAAATGGGTAGAAAACAAAAAGAAAAAATTAAATGTACTACTATGGTTAAATACAAATATAACTCCTTCTATTACTTACACTGAATGGGCAAATGGACTGAATGTAACACAAGACGACTTGCAATATCTAATAGAACAAAATATCACAGATACTATTGCGGGAATTATACGTAAAAATTTACTACCACAAGAAGGAAAAAGTCATCCTCTGTTTTGCTTTGTTCAAAAGTCCAATGTATTCTATATTTATGATAATATAAGCAGTGAACAAGAAAAAGAACAAGAATGGGTATTATTAACGACCGAAATCTTCATAAAATTACTAAACAAAATCCACTTTAAAATGGTAAGAGAATTATGTATATGGCGCGATAAAAATAGAGAAGCTATTAGAGAAGTAGATAGTGTAGGATTACTATTTTGTAAAACGAATACAAAATTGATGGGAGTCAACTTTGCACCAGAATCTTTATTAGTGAGTAAAGTCAGAACAAGTATTTATAATTATGCGAAAACAGATTTGAAAAATATGATTGAATATGAATTTGAATTTTAGGGAAATAATATTGGATAGCCTATAAATATAAATTTTTATTTCTATGTTTATTATATAACCATGTCCAAAAATAAAGAAAATGAACCCTATAAAAGTAGTAGTAATAAAAGCGTAAAAAACAGAATGGACGAGCAAGGTGAACAAAGCATGCTTAGAAAATTTGGAACGCGTCGAAATAAACAAATACGAAATGAAGAAGATTATCCAAACACATATATTTCGGGACCAGTGCCATCCATAGATGATAATATATTTAATGCTGATACTGATGCTATTGTTGCTGATGCTGATGCTGATGTTGCTGATACTGATGCTGATGAGATAGCCGTAGTCAATACGGAGACGGCGCCACTTGAAGAAGATTTTGATTTGGACTTAGATGATGATGAAGAATTGCCACGTGGTGGAAAACGAAGAAAAAGAAAAGGCAAAAAAAGTAGAAAGGGGAAAAAGAGTAAGAAAGGCAAAAAAAATAGAAAGGGAAGAAAGAGTAGAAAGGGGAGAAAGAGTAGAAAATAGATAATTATAAAATTATTCGTATACATAAATACGAATAATTCAAGCATATTCCTTCGCTCATAATCCGTTTTCATCCAATCTTGAAATGCATTAAGAAAGCATTATTGTCCATTTGCTTTCCCAGAACGTCATCTCCATGACTTATACGTGCATTTCCCCAATCAATAATACGCGGCATTTTATCAATAGGATGAATCATGACATTTCCCGGCAAATCACCATGCGTAATACCTTTTTCATGTAATATTTCCAAAGATTCTCGCAAATATCTATATTGACTCTTCGTCAAATGTTTTTCATCAACAGGTTCAAGTATCCACATAAATGCTATAGTTCCGATGTCACCACCTAAACGTTCCTTACATAGGATAACATCTTTATTATCAGCAAAAGAAGAAGGAGAAGAAGAAGGACAATCAGAAGGAACTTTATATTGCGCAAACCTTTTTTCATCTGGATCTAATGATAATAATACGGCCTGTAAATCAACATTAACGGCATTCTTTTCTTTGAAAAGTTTGGCTACATAACCAGTATCTTTTGAATATGGAGGACAATTCAATGAATCTATTATGCAACCATCTTTACCTATGCCTAATATTCCTTTACCTACACCCTTAACAGCTCTTCTATTTTTATAAGTTCTTCTTCTACGGAGACTTTTCTTTTTATTTTTTATTTTTTTATTATTTTTTCTACTTTTATAAGATGGCATCCCACTAATATATAGTTATATAAATTTTATATTATATAATTATATCACAAAAACTAACTATCTAACTATCTAAACGATGGGGAAAGAAGCCTCCATGGCAATTCCACAAATACCTTCATCATTGGTACTATCAGATCGTTCGATTTTAACGTATCCATTGACACCCCAGTCAGCTCCCCACGAGTTCTTCACGAGCCAATATTTGATACCATCTTCAACGCCGTATCCTGCAATAAGCACCCCGTGATCCAAAGTGGTTCCACACTTACTAGACGTAATAACACCACTAGAATACGATTGAAAAACAGCGGTATCAGCTTCAATAGCAATACTCACCGGTCCAAGCGCAACGGCAGCCTTGAGAACAACTTGGTTATTGGCGGCGACATTTGCACAAGAAGACATCGTAACGACAGGAGTGCACTTTTGACAAGAACCAGTAGTTCCAGTTCCGGAAGTATAAGGGTAAGCCTCTTCGCTGCACATACCATGGTCAATAGCATATTGAAACGCGTTATCCATCATACCACCATTACACCCCATGTTTCCATATTTCTTGGAGCACTCCACCAATTGTTCTTCAGAGAGACTGACCAAATTACCAGAGTGGGTGAACCATGCACCCTCCATAGCTCCCGTAGCAGAAAATGACCAGCAGGACCCACATTGTCCCTGATTTTTGACGGGTGTCACTCCCCCCTTAGTGACCCAGTCAAGAGTTTCAGAAGAAGGCGCGCTGGTAGATGTAAAGGACTTGCAACTGCTCTTCTTCACGTCTGAACCACGCTTGAGCATCCCCCCAACATACTTTGCCTTGAACTCCTCTGCCGTCAAATCAGTAAACGCGTTGACCGCCATAGTGAAATTCTGTGTGTGATCCATGTTGTGTACTATAATATGACGCAAATTACTTCGGAACACTCCAAAACGGCTCACAAAGTCTTCTAAAGTTTCATATTTCTTTTCAAATCTATCCAAAAAATTATTGAACATCGACCATTCGTGAACGTAATCAACATTGTAAACTTCCTCTACAACAGCACTGGTACCGGTCGCAGCAGCAGCGGCAGAACTAGTACCACGGAGAGTAGGTGCTCCAACAACACTCATAATAGAATTAGAAAAAAGAGCGCAAGCGACAAAAACAAACTTCAACATAGACATTCTATAATATATATACACAATATAATCTTTTTATAATGTTTTTTATAATGTTTTATAATGTTTTCATATTTGATCTATCAAAATTACCTATATTAAAAATAAGAGTACAACGCTCAGCGTCTCCTTCAAAATCAATTCCATTTTCATTTTTTGTATAGTAATATATTGCTAACGATTCTCTCTTTATATCTTCTGGAATATCTAACGGGTCTGGATGACCATGTAAACTATCCTTTGTAGTATTGAAAATAACACATCTATTTATAATAGGCATAATATCATATTTAACCTCACGTGTAAACCTATCACATAATAGTAAATTTCCATTATATTCTTTTTTCCAGTCTTTGTTTAAATATAAAAGTAGGTTGAGTCTTCTATCTAATCTTCCATGTAGGGGTGAATTATAAGTATTGAAGTCAGTATGAGCACTCAGAAATCCTTTATTATATATTCTATGTATACCAGCTCCCTTTAATGTTATGTCGTCTTTGATAATATCTTTGATTCCTGTTAATTTTTCAATATATGTTATAAATCCGGCACTTGATAAATATCTAATAACATTTGTTAAATAATCCCCCAGATTTTGGCTAAACGCGTATTTATTATTTTCCCAATGTGACTCACAGAATACATAATCAGCATTTTTCGTATCCAATTTTTGAACTTCTGATGCTATATTATTTATGACCACATCATTCATAAAATCGTCAATCACAATAAATTTGAAGGGATCTTCGTTTGTATATCCATTTAACATTATTTCTTTGGATTTTTCATTTAATATTTCCATATTTACATATAAAATATATTTTATATTTAAGTATAAATTTATATTTTGTTTTATATCAAATATACCGCAGTAAATTCTTCTGGTGTCATAATTGGAACACCCTTTTCTAGTGCTTCCTTTACTTTACCAGTAATATCTCCTTTATTCGTGGCAATTAGAACAAATGTATTCTTACTAACAGCACCACTTATATTAGCACCTATTTTAGTAAGCGCATCAACCAATGCCTTGTCACGAGCGCCTGTCATAACAATCGATTTACCATACAATTGATGAGCTGTAGTGGCAGTTACCGACGCATTAGTAGCAGTGGCCAATGTATTAGCAATCGCAGCATTAGCCTTCTCAGAAAGCCCACTTTCTTGTAAAAACGCTAAAAACACTGGAATTCTAGAAATAAATGCATTCGCAGACAATCCAGCCATGCCTTCCACACTAGTAACCATTTGCATTTTTTCTGCATCACTGAAATCAGATGTAAGAATATCGGGATATTTCTGTAACACTTTGGTCATTTTCTTATCACTGAATCCACGCCCAAATAAATTAGACGCCGACATAATAGTAACTAAATGGACCGCGTCCAGTTTTTCTTGAATACCATTGTATATTTTGGTAGCTAGTTTCTCTTTAAAACCCTCTACTTTCAGGAAATCCGCCTTGGTCATATGAATTATTTTTGGAACGGAATCAAAACCAGCCGCAATAATACGCACGACATTCCCTCCAGCTAATCCATCTACTCCAATATCTTTGAAAAACTTGGTGATATTTTTCTCACGAACAACCGCGTCAGACCCGACATCTTCCAACATAACATCCACGTGGGTTTTATTCCATTTATACGGAACACTTGGCATCTTCGCCTCATCCGCAGGAGTGGTAACACTCATAATATGAGGAATCACATCACCACTTCGAATAATTTGGATCAACGCTCCAATACCGATTTTATGTTGTTGGATAAAAGCTGCGTTAAAACCAGTGGCATATTCGATTTTCACCCCTCCCAACTGAAGAGGCTCAATTTGAACTCGGGGTTTTAAATAACCATCCTTACTAGGTGTCCAAATAACATCCACCACTTTCGCTTCCGCCATTTGTCCCGACAATATCATCTTGAATGCAAATGCGTGATCCGGATTACCAGATATTCTAAGATAAATTTTATCATCTGCTACAATAACCCCATCAATTTCATAAATATAATTTGCACGCCAATCGATTAACAAATCAGACAATGCTTCATTGGTAACAGATCCCACTTCCTTATATAGGACGTTTTCAAAACCGGTGTCCTTCAATATTTTCATTTGCTCGGATGGCTTAATTGAAGGCACTATTACTTCGTATGTAACAAAATGGAGATCAGCTGTTTTCTCATCAATGCTTTGCTTATTCACTATTCCAGCGACTAGATTTCTAGCATTCGCAAATGTCGTTTTATATTTATCATTAAATACGGATTTTGGCATAATAAATTCGCCTCGGACTACTATACCTTTCTTCTTAGGAAGTCCTAAAATCGGTATCAAATGACTAACATCTTGACCAATCTTACCATTTCCTCTGGTATACAATTTGGGTATATCTCCCTCCGTTGTATATAACCCACTAACGCCATCTAATTTACATGAGACTACGTATGGACCACTATATTTTTGTTTCCACCCGGCGATTGCATCCGTATCGGGTTTAATTTTATCCATAGAACCCATTTCGTACGGCAAATTTGCTTTATTTCGGGTGATTGGCATGGCGCCAATGTTACCTACTTCCACATTTTTTGGAAACTTATGCTCTATATATTCTTTAATAATATCATATGCATTGTCGGATAACAATGGTTCCTGGTTATAGTATTTATTGCTTGCGGCAAATATCATTAAAATTAAGTCCGCTTCTGACAAAACATCCAATACTTTAATCCCTTCTTTTTTGAAAGCATGAATATTTTCCATCGTACTAGCGGATATCGATGTATCCGCCGCGGTTGTTTGTGTAACAGGTTCGTTACCAACTTCTTCCTCTCCCACTAATACCATTTTCGTTTTGAGTGTTTTGGGTTTTCTAACCTTTTTTGGTCCAGCAGGACCAACAATAGCAGCAGCAGCAGCAGGAGCCACTTCTTCAACTGCTACTACTAGAGTGGTTTTTTTTTTCAGTGTTTTGGTCTTGGGTTTAATAGCAGGAGTAGGTTCAACTATAGGACTGGGACTGGGAGTGGGAGTGGGGGTGGGGGTGGGAGTAGTTATGGGAGCAGTAATAGTGGTAATAGGAGAAACACTAGATGAAGCATCTACTACAGATCTACCATCTATTCTATCTTTCGGCTCTTTATACACCATATGCAAGAAATCAAATATTTCCTTCTCTGTCTTAAACACTTTATCCACTTTTTCTCCCTTTGTTTTACCTTCCATCTTATATATTCCATGTTCATTCAATGTATAACCAAGAGTTTGTGCTCGTGCGCGCATAGCAGTATTAAATAATTTACTACCGGTAAAATACAACACCGAAAATGGATACTCATCCACACTCGTATATAAGAAATCTACGCGCCGAGCAGTGGGATTACCTGGTAGTCGAGCGACAACAAGACACTTTGTTTTACCACGGGAAAGAACACCATCAGGTAAAATAATACCTTCTTTAATCAATATATCAATAAAGGCCTTGAATACGAAATCATTTTTTGAAGTAATAATGACATCAATATCACCCGAATCAAGAGCACCTCGTCTAAAACTACCGACTATTTCAAACCGGGAATCGCCGACTACATTAGCAGTAGCAGCAGTAGCAGCATTAAACGCTCCCGCAAACACATCATAATATTGTTCTATTTCAGAACGAGGAATTCGCGCCAAAATATCATCATAATATTTTAGTCCAGTACGTTGATTATCGTTCAACAATTCGGCTTGTCTAGATCTCAATTGGTCTAAATTTGTAATACCCATTTTTACTAAATCGGCTGCTTTCACTGCACCAATTCCATATATTTGACCTAGAACATGAACTGGATTGCTCTTCTCTCTTTCTATCAATGCCAACGTTCCAGTCTTTACATATTCATCTAATTTTTTCATAATAGTATCACCAATATTAGGTAATGATTGTAATGTTTTTCGATTCACTATTACACCATCTTGTGCGATAATATCTTCATTAAACCCCATAATAGTTTCTTGCGCTTTTTTATAAGCTCGCGCCTTAAATTTGGCGGACTTTTCCGTTTGATTCATCAAAATCGTTTCCAATTTTCCCAAAATATCAATAAATTTTTCATTCATTCTACCATTAATAGCGTGATTCATATCGTTTCCTTTCTTTATTTCTTCCATAGATGTCTTTATTTCTGTTTTCGGAGTAGTTACTCTTTCTTCTACTATATTTTGATTTTCAATTTTTTTTCCAACTAATGGTGAACTAGTAATGCGACTAGATATGGGAGCAGTAATAGTAGTGAATGGCTTACCCCTTTCTTGAGCAAATTCTTCTACAATAACTAGTTTCACCTTTTTGGTTTTTTTACCAGTTTTACGGGTCGGTTTGACAATTTTTTCAGTCTTTATCTTCTTTTCTTTTTTTACTTTATCTACTTTTACCTTTTCCACCTTTTCCGCCTTTGCCTTCTTAGTTCTCGTGTTGCTGCGAGCCACCACGGAGTGTGGTGAGTGATTTAACTCCGTAGTAGCCACCACGGAGTGTGGCGAACGAAGGAGTTTTTTTTTTAGACGTTCAATAAGTATATTTGTATCATTAGTATCAGTACCAATACCTCCAACTTTGCTGTATCGTCGCTTCATCGTTTTTTTGGGTTTTATAAGAAATGTTTTCATACTCCTCCGCTTACGCTCCGGAGTATAATCTGAAAACTTCGATTCGCTTCGCTCATCTCCATTTTCCTCCATTTTCCTCTTGAATGAAAACATGTTTGGAATAATATAATATATTATGAATAGACGAAAAAATTATCTTTTACCATTTATCCTAAACAACTGATTTAGATCATGGTTTGCATTGGTAGTTACATTGGTAGAAAATATTAATTTTGTGGATTTTATATTTTTAATCCTAGCAATTTCCAGTTGTTGTTTTAAATAAGCATCCCTTCTGCGCCGTAAATATTCTTGTCTACTCATAGGTACAAATGCAGGTTCCTGCTCTTGTTGCTGTTGTGGTTGTTGTAGTAGCCAATTTTTTTGCGGTGTCATATAAGGACTTTGGGTTTCATATTGCGGTTGCCAATAAGGCTGTTGATAATTTATGTTTTTACTGCTAGCCGTAGAAGCATTAGAATTAGTAGACGCATAGGTAGGAGTAGAATAATTAGAAGTATCATCAGGATTAAAATTGTTGCTTTTTTTATCAGTGGAAATAGTTTTAGATATTTGTAATTTACCATTCACCACTTGCATGTTTAATGTAGATAAAATGTCGTCGTATGAGACAGAC